GTTTTATCCACTATGTCCGCGTTGTTCAACGCGCTGCCACCCGAGCTCTAGCACCTTTCACTCGCACTTTCAGGTTCACAACCACTTACTGATAAGATATTTACCGCCGCTGCCGATGCCTGGCACGTACGCCCCCGTTCCCAATGTATATCACCTGCTCGATCACCTCACCTTTCGATCCTCCGTGGTTATCCCAAACTCTAACTTCGTCGGTCGCATATGGTCGGATTATTGGGCCTTGCAGGACAACATCGTCATTAGGGTCAGTCCGGAAGGTGCGAAAGATGCGGACTATTGTCACAATTCGAACATTTCCCCTATCCTGTCGCCTCTTAAGACGATTACAGAGTATGGTACGCTCCATCCTACGATTGACAAGGATGCATCAGAACGAGGTTACCCTTCGGCCCGGATGGCTTCATCCTTCTTCAAGCTAGCTTCGTGCCAGGCACGACAGGTGAAGATCGACCCAACTCGTTTCCTCGAGTTCCTACTGGTGACCGCGTCCTCACCCCGGGTACCTTCCGGTGTCGATTCCGATCAGCCCAATCCATGGCTCCCTGAAACTAGCCCAGCTTTACAGGCCATCTGGCAGATAATGCAGCGCTACAAACTGAACGGGAACTATTACGCCCCAGCCTTGGTCGTGAACACCGGAGCTGTTTGGTGGATTCCCCCTCCCGGTCGGACTAACTGCGTGACGGTCCAGTTTCTGATTACAGATTTAATCAACTTGGCTGTGAACGCTTTTGCGACTCGACTTGCCCCTGAACTCGAGATGTGCGCCGTTCGTGTGTACTTGGCCGCCGCTTCCACCCCCAACTACGCCCACGCCCTGCTCGACTTGAAATCCATCTTCCCCAACCTCAGTCTCCATAGCATGTATCGTGAAGGTGAGTTTGGCGGCAAGTGTCCGCGTATTGAATGGACTGAACCTCGCTCATCGTATCGGTTCAAGTGGATCGGTGTGACGCAGCTGTACGAAGGCCTGCGGCCCCTGACTCCATCTCGTGACTCAAAGGCCCTTTTGAAAATGCGTGACTCCGGACTGGAGGACGTCGCGAAAGTCATCATTACGATGAGACGTGATCATCCGAGGCACACTTCCGATTCCGTCAGATTCGTCAGGGGCGTGCTCAGTCTGATCAGTGGTATGTATCTCGTGAGGCCACCGACCATGTCCGTGCTCAGAGAGTACTCACAAACCCCTCAGATCGAAGAGCCCATCCCCCCCGACTGGTGGACTGGAGCCGTAGGCAACCTCTCGTACTTCAATGATAAGGCTAAGGGCCCACTGGCTCATCTCTACTCGGTCTGGTTGGAAGCCGCTCGTCAAGTAGTTATGGACCCCTCCACGCATGACCCCTTAACCCAAGCGATTTACAAGACTCAGTTCGTGACTCCGCGTGGCGGATCAAGTGCGGCTTTGAAGCAGGCCCTTGTTGAAAGTAAGGTCGAGTTGCCAGACTTCTCAGGCACCGGTGTGAAACGTTCCTCAAAAATCTATCAGACCGCTCAACTCGCGCATTTTAGCTTCCAAACGCTCATCCCCACTATTATGGGCCAAGTGACTCTCGGGATTCGTAATCAGGTCCAGCGACGTGCACGCTCCATTATGCCCATGAGCAATCCACAACAAACGGTCTCTGTACCACATACCTTGGTCGCTAACTACATTAACAAGCACATGAATCGCTCCACCACTTCTGGTAGTGCAGTTCAGGACAAGGTGATCCCCCTGCTTCTCTATGCATCGACGCCCCCCCGTACCGTGATCAACGTGGACATTAAGGCTTGTGACGCCTCCATCACATACGCTGCCTTCCTGGCGCCGATCTGCGGAGCAATGCATCAAGGTTTCGATCTTGGGGACCCGTCACTGCCGTTCATGAACGTCCCCTCATCCACCCAATACGATCGTCGCAATCCAGCCGCTCCATACAACCGACCCGTCTCCGGACTGCAGACGATGACCCAACACCTGGCGCGTCTATATCAAGCCGGTTTCTCCTACAAGGTGGATGACCCATTCTCCAGCGGCAACAGCTTCGTGTTCCCCACCACGACTTTCCCCTCCGGTTCCACTGCCACCTCCACCGAGCACACCGCCAATAATGGAGCCATGGCCGACTTCTTTCTTCGTGAATACGTCCCCCAACATGCGAAGTCAAGCACCCTCAAGTTCATTGTTAAAGACATGAACATTCAGAATAACTATGTCTGCCAAGGTGACGACGGTATGCTCATCATCCCTGATCTTGGTACCAAACGCATCTCCCCTGAAGACCTTGCCGAGCTGATGGAACTGCTTGAGAAGTATGGGCGGGGCTTTGGGTGGGTGTACGACATTGACAGCTCTGACTCTGCTGAGTACCTAAAGTTGTATGCTCTATTTGGTGCCCGGATACCCAACATCAGTCGACACCCGCCCGTCGGTAAGGAATATGCATCTCCCGAGACTGGTGAGATTTGGCCGTCACTCGTCAACATTGCCATGGGCTCGTTCTACAACGGGGTTACCGATTGCCTTGAGTGGCGTGACTGGCTTAAATTCAGTTGGGCGTTTGCATGCTTCGCTTCACGAGGCTCCTTTCACCCCAAGACGGGCCCCCGCGTCGATGCTCAGTACCCCGTGTGGTCGTTCATTTACATGGGCCTTCCTCCGATCCTTCTCCCCGGCCAGACTCCATTCCTTACGTCAGTGTACATGCCTGCAGGGGACCAGGGAATCTTCGCCATCTTGCACCAATGGCGCGACTACTTGACTGCGCGTGCCACCTCCGATTACCCACCTCTTAAGCGTCGCCACCCCGTTTGGCATCTCGCGGATGTGCCTTCGCTGTTGTCGGACTTGGGTGTGTATCGTGGCTACTGGGCTGCACAAGTGTCCCGTCGACCTGAACCATCTCCCGACGACGCCGATCCGGCCAGTGTGGAGGCGATGAGTGCTGCATTGTCCACGTACCTCTTGAAGGACCCAGTGTTGCGTGACCGAGTCGTACGTGGTACCAACGCTTGGCGACGATTAACCGACACCCATCCAGGCAGGTTGCCCTCTCGTGTTCCCTCCCTTTTGGACGTTCCCACTCGCTGGATTAAAGCCGGGCGTGATGCAGATAAACCGAGACCCTCCGCTGTGGCCATGATGATGAAAGACATCCAACGTGCTGCCTCCTCTAGTCGTAAGGACTTCTCTCGTTTGCTCGAACTGTATCTCCACGTGCATGTTCATCTCGGGCCTCCCGTCCCATTGGCTGTTGACCCTGAAGTTCCTCATGTCGCCGGTGCCGACATCCTCAACGATGATCATTGGTATAAGGTCACCTCCCTCGGCCCAATAGCTCAGTCAACCAAGAAATACTTCGATGCTACTCTTTTCGTTGGCAAGACTGTCTCCGGTCTAGACGTTGAAGCGGTTGATGCCACTCTCCTACGTATGTCCATTCTTGGCGCCGAACCTGAAGAATACCACGCCTTTCTAGCCGGCATTGGTATGTCCGACGCCGAAGCCCATCGCATCGCCAGCGCCATTTCCCTCGCCGACGCTCAGATAGTTCAACTCGCTCGCACGGTTAACTTGGCAGTCCCCTCGTCCTGGATGTCCTTGGACTTTGACACCTTGATACGATCGCACTCGTATCCAAGACAACCCGGCATAAGTGACTCATCCACTCTAGTCCGAGAACGCGCGTCGTGGATCAACTCAGTCCTGCGATTGTTATGCGCTACCGTCGCTATGTCCCGGGTAGGCCCCGTTTGCCAAGCGACAGTTTCTAGCGTGGATGGAGGAGTGAATCAGATCGTCGGCTGCTTGCGTGCCTGGATGCGGGATGTGTGAGCCGCGCGGCGGCTAGTGGTTTAATCATC